ACTCCACGCTGGCCTGCCGGCGGGCATCGTCCGCCTCGGCCTTGGCCTTCGCCCGGTAGGCGTCCGCCTCAGCCCGGGTGGTCTCGGCGAGCTTCGCGGCCCGGTCGGCATCGGCCGCAGCCTGCGCCTCGTCGGCACGGACCTTGGCCAGGCGGGCATTGGTCTCGCTGATCGCCTGCTCGATGCTGGCCAACTCGTCGATGGCATTGCAAACCGCCTCGATGGCGCGGAAGGTCTTGTGCAGCTTCTGGAGTTCGGTGCGGGCTGCGGCGAAGTCCATGGGTCAGCCCTTCGCGAAGATCAGGACGGTGAGGGAGGTAGTGCCGTCGCCTGCGGTGACGCGCGGCCGGATGTGGGTTACGGCCTCGGTGATCGTCTCCAGCTTCGCGGCGGTGATGTCCAGCGCGTTGCCCTGGGGGTCGGTGAGGACGCCGTAGGTCACGCCGCCGTCGATGCTGCCCTCGATGCGCACAGAGCCCCCGGCACCGAACGTGCCGAACACCTGCACGGTGCGCTCGGTCCAGCCGGGGACCACCAGCGGCACACCGTCGTCGGTACCCGAGAAGGTCAGCGGCGTCCACTTCGCGACCGTCACCCGGTCCGACGAGACCAGGTTGGGCAGCGAGACCAGGGTTGAGGCGACGGTGGCCATGGGTCAGCCGATCAGTTCTTGGCCGGCTCGCCCTTGGGCGCGACGCCCTTGGGCTTGTCCAGGCGATCCATCCATGACCCCAGCTGCTTTTCGCTGGCGATCTCGAACTCGACCCCCTCCTCAATGAGGTTCCCGCCGAAGAAGCCCTTGCGGTTGGCGCGGACTGGGATGGGGGTGGATGGTGCGGCCGGGGCGGGCATGGGGTGGTCCTTTGCGTGGGCTGGTCGCGATCAGGCGATCACGAGATGGTGATGGCGTCCTGGTAGGCGCGGAAGGTGTCGGTGCTGTGCAGGAGCATCGCGGTGAACGTGCCGGCGGTGAGCGGGCCGGTGGCGACCGTGTAGCGCACGCCCAGGAACTTTTCGTAGTTCGCGGTCGGGCCCACGGGCAGGGCGATGGCAGCGACCACGGCACCAGCAGTCAGCGATGCCTTGGGGATCGCCGCGGTGGTGAAGTGGACGGTGGCCGAGGTCGCCAGGTCGGCGGTGCTGTCCGACTCCAGGCTGAAGGTCACCGTCGCGGCGCCGGCCGCGGTGGCGGCGGTGCCGACCACGATCACCAGGTACAGCGGATTGCCCGCTCCCAGGTCTCGGCCGGTGTTCGCGCCCAGCGGGCTGGTGTCGATGACGTTGGTGGAGATCGCCGTGGCGGTGACGGCCTGGGCGTCCGAAAAGAGGTTCTGCGCGTCGATGATGGCCATGTGCCGCTCCGGGCTGGTTGGTGGTGCCTGTCGACGCCAAGGCCCCGGCGCGCACCATGCGGCCGGGGCTGGCGGTTCACCGGTTCAGCGGATCAGGAGACGACCGCTTCGGTTTCCAGCATCTGGTCGACGGTGCGGATCGGGATGCCCTGGAAGGCGGTCACGCGCTTGCCGTCGAAGGTCTCCAGCGTCAGCTGGGACGAGGTCTTGTTCAGGGCCTGAATGTCCAGCATCTCGCGCACACTGCGCGGGCAGTAGAACACCGGGCGGCCCATGCCCATGGCGGGAACGCGGTGGATCATCTTCACCATCGACTTGACCAGGTCCGCGGCGCTGGATTCGGCCACGAGGTTGGAGATGTCGATGTTCGCGGTGCGCACCACGTAGCGCCAGTCCTTCACGACCAGGCCGCACTTCCACTGCCAGCGATCGACGTATGCGCGCATGCGGCCGGTGCCGATGCCGGTTCCGGTCTGGACAGTGTCCACGCCCAGGTCCTCATGGACCAGGCCGCCCTGGCTGCCCTTGGGGTAGATGCCGGCCACGGTGTTCGGGCCCCACACGACGAGCAGGAGGCTGCCGTTGTCCGAGCCGGCGCCCGCACCGCTGATGATGTTCTGGCCGGTCACGCCGGACAGCGAGTTGTACCGGGGCATGAACCCGGTGAACTGCTGCGGGTTGGTGTTCACGTTGCCATAGATGACCGTGGCGGCCATCTGCTGGTTCATCGCCTCGATGAACGCCTGGGCCTCGGTGAGGCGGAACGCCGGGGTGTTGCCGTTGAGGCCGGCCAGGTCGACATCGACCTCGCTCATGGCCTCCAGCATGGCGCAGCCTTCGTCGATCTGCGCCGTGGTGCTCTTGCTGGGGGTCACGCCTTCATTGAGCCGGCGGAAGGTGACGGATGGCAGGCCGGTGCGCACCGTGGTGCGGTGGCCGGTGGGCAGGTTGCCCTCCAGCCACACCATGTCTTCGAGCAGCGGGTTGGTCTGCGACAGCAGCTCGACCACGGTGCTGATCTTGCCGGAGGGGTCGGTACGCTTCGCCACGTCGGCGAGGGTGGGCATCGTGGATGCGAGGGTGGCCATGGGGAGATCCCGTTGGTGATTGGTTCAGGGTCAGGCGCTGGTGCCGTAGAGGACTTCAGCGGCGGTCTTGACCTGGGTGGTTGATTTGCCATGGCCGATGCCGTCCTCGGCCATGGCCTTGCCGATGCGCGCGAACGTCCGGACCAGCTCGGGGTGATTCCCCAGGCCGGTCTGGTTCAGCGCGTCGAGCAGCGCGGATGATCCGAACTTGTTGAGCGCCTGCTTGGCACGCTCGACCGAGCCGGCGAACGCCTCGCCGCCGATCTCTTGGTCGGTCTTGATCTGCTCCAGCCATTGGTCGGTGGCCTTCGAAGTGTTCGCGATCATCGCCTGCGCCTGGGCCGTGGTCAGACCCATGGCCTTGGCGGTCGCGGCGATGTGCTCGACGTTGGCCTGGCTGAGCTTGCTGCCCTCGGGCGGCACCAGCGCCTTCACGTCCAGGGTTGACGCTGCGGCGCGGGCGGTCGCGGCGGCATGCTCGCGCTCGGCGAATTTCTGCGCCTGCTCAGCGGTCAGGCCCAGCGCCTTGGCTTCCTTCACGATCTCGTCGGCCTTGAGGGTCGATCCCTCGGGCAGCTTGATCGTGTAGGCGTCGGTGGCGGCTGCGGGCTGCGCGCTGGTCGGCGCATTGGCTGGCGGCTGCGATGGCGTGCCCTGTGGTTGCGTGGCGGCCTGCCCATTCCCGGCCGCGATGGCGGATCCGGACGCCGGAGCGTTTCCAGTTGCAGGGCCGCCAACCAAGGTTGCCGATTCGCTCATTGCGGCGTCGACTGTACGGATGGGCTTTCTGGCCTTCCAGCGTGCGCTTCCCGCAACATAGCGTAGACCTCTGCCGGCGCGCACTCCGACAGTTCAGCGAGGAAGCGCAGGCCGATTTCCCGGCTTCCTTCGTTGCGCGCCATGATCAGCGGCTCGCTGGAAAAGCTGGTCCGATAGATGCCGCACCACGATAGAATCCGGTACGCCAGGCGCCTGCCCTGCACCGACGACATGAGCATGGCCATGTCGTCCATCTCCCTGCGCCGGAGATCGCGCGCCAATTCCTCGGGCGTGCGGTCGTCGCTCATGCCGTGATCCCGGTGCGCTGGCTGAGGATGTCGCTGAGCGCGTTCTCGCCGCGCGTGTCGGTCTCGCTCAGCAGCTTCGCGCCCTTCGCGGCCTGCTCGATGTTCGCGAGCGCCTGCTGCTTCTGCGCGGCCTGCGCGCGTTGCTGGCGGATGACGTTGGCCTCGTCGTCGCTGCGCACCATGTCCGGCGGGACGCCAAGCGCGTCGGCGTAGTAGTCCACGGCCTTGTCGCGGTTGATCTTGTCCAACACGCTTGGGTCGGCCTGGGCCATGTTGCCCACGGTGCCCAGGAAGCGGTCGACGCTGCCGATGCCCAACAGCTTCTGCGCCTGGGCCATGATGCTGACGAACACGATCTTGATCTTGACGCCCTGCAATTCGGCCGGCGGCGGTGGCAGCATGCCGCGGCGCAGCGCGATGGGGAAACACCGGTCGATGATCGGCGCCAGCAGCTCGTCACTCGATCGCTCGATGACCGGACCGAGCATGAGGATTTTCTCCTCGTGCCGCTGAATGATCTCCTGCGCGGTGATGTTGCTGCGGGTGTCGTTGGCGAGTTGCAGGAACAGGTCCTGGAACAGGCCGCGGCGGATGCGGTCTTGCGTCGCCGCGATCTGGCGCTCGACGCCGGACACGTCGAAATGCAGCTGGAACAGCGGGCGCACGCTCTGCTGCCCTTCGCGCTCATCGGCGTGAGTGATGCCGCCGGGCAGCATGTTCACGAGATGCACGTGCGATGGCGCCACCAGCGGCGGGTTGATGGTCTTGTCCAGAGCGGTCAGCAGCTTCCGGTGCATGGATTGCAGGGTCTTCACGTCGCCCAGCACGTCCTGCGCCGGCGCCTCGCCCCACACGTTGTTGCCCACGATGGACCAGCGCGGGGTCATCACGGGGAACTCGTCGAATCCGCTCTCCGACAGGAATTTGTCGTCCGACTCCCTGCTCGATGACTCCCAATGGCACGACCGATAACGCTTGTACTTCGCCGCCAGCTTCCCCTCATCGTGCTCCGGGTTGCGCGTGATCAGTTGGCAGATGTCGAATGGACGCTCCCAATTCCCGTCATCGATCGCCTGGCGCACAACGGTGCTGAGGTTGTCCTTGCCGAACCGCTCCAGCATCTGCCGGGCCGTCAGCTGGTAATCCTGCGCGAAGGTGTCGGCCACCATGCGGTGGTTGTTTGCCAGGTAGTAGGAGCCGACCGGGTACGGGTAGAACCGCACCGCTTCCTCGTCGTCTTCCAGGGCGCCGAGCGCGTGCGTGCCGTATGCGCCGAGGTCGAGGAACGAAATCGGCAGCGCGTTGTACAGGTTCGAGTTGCGGAACATCGCGTAGAGATTGGTCTCTACATCAGCGAACCACCGGCGCACTTCGACCACCTTGTTCAGGTCCTTGTCGGGCGCCTCCAACTTGAACCACGGACGCGACGGTGAGGTCATGCCCGACATCATCCCGGCCGACATAACGCGCATGGCGTACGTGGCGGTGTTGTCGATTATGTCGACCGTTTCCGCCTGTCCCTTGTTCGTGTCGCTGGTCTGGAATCGCGCGGTGCCCGGCAGGATCACGCGCTCGATCGTGCGCCAGCGCGCATCGCGGCGGTTGCGCACCTCCTCCATCTGGCTGCGGAGGCGGCGGTACTGCTGGATCCTGGTCTCGCCGGTGGTGTTCATTGGCCGAGCAAGGTCTTGGGCTGGTAGCTGCCGGATGCCGAGCCCTGAAGGCCGAGCGGTCCGGTCAGGATGGTGTCAGCGCGGCCGGACGCCCCGGCGATGCGTCGACGTGCCGCCTGCGCTGGCTCCTTGGGCTGGTTCGCCAGCGCGGCGCGGTCGGCCTCCTGCTGCGCCAGGAGCGTCCGTTGCTGGGCGCGGGCCTGACGCTGGGCGCTGTTCTGCGCCTCGTGCTGCTGGTTGGCGCTGTAGGCGGTCGCACCTGCGACGACGACAACGGCTGCGGTTGCGGCCATGATCAACCCTTCTTGTCCAGGCGCTTGGCGTAGATCAGGTCCACCAGCTGGTAGCCCATGCGTTCCAGCAGCGGCCCGAAGTTGTGCGCAGCCTTGACGTGGTGATAGGTGGCTTGCACGCCCTCGTCGCCCAGGCACTCGTCGGAGAACTCGATCAGGTGCATGCCGAGACGGCCGCGGCGGTACTCGGGCGCCAGGAACAGGATGTCTTGCGAGGCCTGCTTGCTCGACTTGTAGTGCAGATTCTGCCGCACGAAGTAGACCGCATACCCGATCAGCTCATCATCGCGGCGCAGAGTGAAGATGCGCAGGTTCCCGTTGCGCTCGGCCGTGGCATAGCCCTGGCGGTCCGGTTCCAGCGGGATGTCCTGGTAGTGGGCGATCTCGCGCCAGTGCCGTTCCAGCAGCGGCTGCATGTCGTCCCACACCTGCGCCATGGTCTCGACGGCGAAGCGCAGCTGGGGCTTGCGCAGAGCGCGGTAGGCCGGCGCCTTGCAGTCGACGATCAGGTGCAGCCGGTCGCGCGTCGAATCGTTGGCCACGCTGTGGTTGCTGCGGTGGTCGAACCAGAACAGGTCACCGGTGCGGAACTCGCGATCCTGACCGCGGCAGGTGAAGCGCACGCCCTCGCCTGCGTCCAGCACCAGGTGGAACCGGTCGAACTCCTTGGCGTAGGACCCGCCGTCGTAGTGGTCGGCGATCCGGCCGCCGGGTGGCAGGCGAACCACCATGGCGCGGCCGGCATCGATCTCACGGGCCCCGACCGCGGTCCAGACCTGGCGCACCAGATCGGCCAGCGGCTGCATGCGGTACCACTCCGCGGTCGGCGGCGCGTCCATGTCCGACAGCAGCGAAGGCCCGACGATGTGCGGGTGCCGCAGGTACACCGTCTGCGTGTCGGCATGCGCCGTGCCCGGGAACCGCTGACGCCAGGTCTGCTCAGTCCAGGCGTCAGGCCGGTCGGCCAATGCCGCGAGGGCTGCGGACGTGTCGGTCCCGGACGCGATGAGGCGGAACGGCATCGCCCCAGGTTAGGGCGTTGTCATCGGACCGCCCACCGTGCGCTTTACGCTACGCCCGGAAACTTCCTTCCGCGAAACTTCCGGGAAGGAAGTTTTGCCGACGCCATGAAACGACAAACCCGGCTCACGTTGGTGGCCGGGTGTCGATGCGAGTGGCTGACTAGGCCGTCGTACGCTGACGCGGTGGCTACGGTTGTCGCCCGTAGGCCCATTGCGCGCTTGCCGCACCATACCACGACTTGAATCCGATCAATCCACAGCATGCTGCTGCCTCTGCTGGCTTCAATCCGGCTTGGCTCCCGGACCTCGGCCCGACCAGCAGGCCGTTGCAGGCTGAACGGCACGAGACACCACCTCAGCGCAAGCGGGTGGTGCTTTCGTTTGGTGATCATCGCCAGCCCATCACCCCGCCAACGGATCGTACTCCGTGATCGCGCGCGGCGCCGGACCTGCCTGGTGGCGCACCACGACCGGGAACGCGAACGTCAGGGCCAGGGCGTCCGCGCGGTCCGGTGATGACAGCCCGCGCTTCTTCATGTCGTCTTTCTTCTCCAGGACTATCTGGTTGTGGGCGTTGTAGCCGTACTCGCGCCCTTCCATCTGCTGCCGCAGGTCCTGGTCGTCCTCGATGGCGCCTCCGGTCTTGGCCCATGACCGCATCTGCGCCCAGCACTCGGCGCCCTTGTTCGCCACCAGCTCGCCGTCGATCGATGTGCGGTCTGGCTTGGCCCCGTTGTTGACGCCCTGGACCTGATACCCCATCTGCCGCAGACGGTCGACCACGCCAGCGCCAACGCCGGTCTCGTCCACGAAGATGGCATGCACCGGAAACCCCAGGCGCTCCAGGTCCTGCCGGTAGGCCACGACCTGCGCTGCCAGCTGCATGGTGTCCATGCCGCGGAAGGCCCTGGCGCGGAATGTCCGGGCATCGCGGCCCTTGCGCGGCTGGATCACGCTCTCGTCGTCGCCGAACCGGGCCACGTCAACGCCCAGCACCAGCGGGTCATCGATGTGACATGCGGCCTCCTGCTTGGCGGCCATCTCGACCACATCGGACGCGATGAACTGCACGCTGCCCGACCGCGGGAATTGCCCTTTGACGCGCACGCGCACGAAGTCGCTGTCCTCGCCGTAGTCCTGGATCCACTTGTCCAGCTGGGACTTGTTGGTCCCTGGAACCGTGCGGCTGTCGATCTGCCGGTGCGTCCACCGATGCCCGAGCCTGCCGAAGCACTCGCGGAACCGGCCGGTGT